CTTCAGCATCGCCCGCGAGCGAAGCATTGTGCATGGTGATGGCACCACAAGGCTGGTTAAGGGTTACACCAGTTGACTTGCTAGTCAGCTGAGTAACAGCGCCACCGGAAACATATCCGATTGCCTTGCCAGCAGAAACCTCAAAAGAAGAAGCCATGATTAGTTACCTCCTCAATCGAAGTTAGAAGTGACAGTCGCACGCACGATACCAATGTTCTTGGTTTCGTACACCTTGGTCCAGTTGGTGATGGTTTCCAACTGAGAACGGGTTGGGTTCGCGGTGGTCACGGCCCACTTAGCACCAACAGGGTGATAGCAGTAGTGAAGGTCGATGGACCTTGCATCGCTCTTGGCGAGGATGTCACGATCGGTTTCAGTCTGCAGTGCAAGCTGTTCGCCAGAAGCAACAGCACCTTCGGTGAAGAAGTAAACGGCAAACTTCTTGTTAGGAGAAGAACCGCTGGTTTGCACATCATCAGAAACGATCACGCGCAGACCCATGAAGGTCGGAACGGAAACGTTGCCGAATGCGTTTGCAGTTGAACCCTGAGTTGCGCCAGTGTCAGCAGCGCCAGTGTTGTCGTAGATGAAATCAATGGCACGACGCTCAACCAAGTCGTAGTACACATTGCTGTGCATACAAATGGCAGAAAGCTTGTCGCCTTGATCACCCAGTTTTGCACGGGCTTCAGCAACGTGACGCGGAGACAATGCAGTCTCACCAGATCCACCACCATCAATGGTGAGTGCCTGGAAAGAAGCGGAAGCATTGTCAGTACCGACAGCACCAAAGATACCGCCAAGGCATGACAGCAGATCCTTTTGACGCTGGTTAGCAACGTAATCAGCGATCTTGGCACCAATGGCAGCCATAGGATCAGAGCCAGCAGCAAGTGCGGCCAAATCTCTTGCTTCAAAGGCTCTGCCCCGATGCAAAATTACACCAATTTGCTTATCAGCAGTGATCTTGCCGGGAGTCAGTGAAGCACTGTCAGACAGAACTTCAAAGTCACCAGAAAGATTTGCTTTCCAGAAGGGAACGTTGACAAAATCACCGCCCTCAGTGGCATTCAGCTCAGCCATCGGCTGCACCACACCAGAAGCCAAAAAGGCATCACGCTGAGTGGTTTGCTCGATGACATAAGGCGTAAATACCTCGGGGATGATGATGTCAGAGCGAAGAGTCGCCATGACTAAAAATCCTCAAAAGTTGTTTACGGTGTGGGCGTAACCCAGAATGGCTCCGCGTAGCTTTGCCTCGTATTTATATTAACGTGCGGCTGCAGCTTTCATCCGATCGTACAAATCACGGTCAGTTTTAAATAGACGTGATTGCTCGGTCAGGTTGAAGTTTTCCTTCGTGAATGGATTCTTCATTCCTGCTGGGATTTCACCAGTGCTGCGACCTGATGGTGCACCAGAACCTTGTGGCTTCGGTGCTTTTTGCATCCACTCGGGCAATGACGCTTTAGCCCAATCTGCAACAGGTTTGCGTTCGTAGCCATCAACGACAACAACAGTGCCATCAGCTTCACGCTGGATTTTGTCAGCAGATAGCTTCGTCTTCAGGACTAGATCAGGATCGTGCACAATATCTGCTAGGGCAGAAACTGCAGGGCTGATCAGCTCTAGTTCTCGGACTCGTGCTTCAAGTTCTTCGATGCGCTTGTCCTTTTCCGCCGACGCCTCACGGAACTGTTGCTCCAAAGCTTGTCGCGCTTCGGTGTATTTGCCTTCGGATTCAAGCTTTGACTGTTCAGCTTGTCGCTTGAAGTCCAACAGTTCTTGAACATCCACGTCCTCAGGGATGGACTTTGCTTTTTTCAGCTTGCCGATCAGCTCATGATTCTTGCGCTCAAGAGCTTCGATGCTGTTTTTTAGTGCGTCAATCTCGCCGCTGTTTTGCGTTTCAACAGGCGTAACCTGTTGATTTTGCTCGTCAGACATGAAAAACCCGTAGGGTAAGTTTTCAGTCGAATGTTATCACCACTTTTCCTTATCTGCCCAGAAAGCTGCAGACATCTTGCCCTTGGCGATGTTTTTTGCGTGACGTGCTTTAAATGATGCACGACGTGCTTTTGCAGCCTTTGATTCACCTTGACGACGTGGTGAACCTGATACGCCTTGTTGACCAAAACGAATCAGCTTGACCTTATCGCCTTCTTTGGCAAGTACCGCGTGCGATTTCTTTGGATGCTTTGGCGTCCGCTTGGGTTTGTTGTAACCCGCAAAAGTTTCGCCGCGATAGGTGATGCTCATTTGCGCTTCGGTGCCTTGCGAAGTTGTGATTCACGCTTGAGCACTGGGTTGCCAGTTGATTCAGATTTGATCCGAATCACAGGATCATCCTTGCTGCCAACACGCGTGATGTTGCCACCAGTTGGTCCTTTAATCATGGCGCGTTCACCAGCAATGCTGGTCACGACACCATAGGTGCGCTTGCCTTGATACACCCAGCTAACACGATCACCGCGTTTCATTTTTTCTTACCGCCTTTTTTCTTGGGCATCGGCTTCATCGGCTTTGTAGGGCCTTTGTACTTGCCAGGCATGATGATGCTGCTGTTATTTCTAGTCTAGTTTGCCGTAACGCTTGCGTAAGTCCTGCAGCGTAAGTTCTGAGCCATCATCACGAACAAGTTTTGCGATTGCATCTTTTGGGCCATGCTTAGCGGAGAGTTTTTTAAAGTATGGAACTTTGGATTTGCCTAGTGCTTGTTCTTGCACTGATTTACTTTGCTTAGCCAGCCATTGCCCGTAGCTTTGATCTGCTGGAACCATCCCACCTTGTGCTGATCGTTTGCTTGGTGGTGGTGGATCAAAACCCAAACCCTTGTAATCAATCACGGCAACCGTCGTGCTGCGACAGTTGAAGTGCTGCGGTGGTTTCGGACCCTTGCCATATTCAAATTCTCGGCCATCCAATGCACGACAAATGGCAGAAGTACGAGAATCAAGCGTTGCGACATAACGATACTTTTTCGTGATGTCTTGGTTGGCTTCATAGACCTGCTGTGAAGCGGCATTAGCAACCTGATTGATGCTAGTGCGAACAAGGGCAACAACTTGATTGTTGGCAATTCGTGTTAGCTCTCCACCAGCTCTTTGCAGTTCCTTTACTGACAATCCTGCTGCACGAACTTGACCGCGAGACAATGGGCCAATATCTCCATAGTCAAGTTTCCCGACAAGTCTGCGTGCAATATCTTGCGTTGGCTCACCAGTTAGCAAGCCTTGGCGCACAACTTGACTGAACATTTCGGCTTGCGATTCAGCTAAACCACGAAATGCTTTGTTTACAACTTGCCCGTTTGGCAGTGTTATCGCAGTTCCTTGCGTAGCAGTCAAACTAAACGTTTGCGGTGCACCTTGTGCTGCGGCAAATAAATCATCCGACAATGCAACAACATTGATCTGCGTTGGATCTGTCATGACAACAGACTGTGCAAACTGCGGGCTGATTTCAACAGTTCGCACGATGTCACGGCTACCGCGTGGTAATACTTTTTTAAGTTGTTCTGTAACGAATTCAGATTGCAGTTCCGCTAAACCTTGCAGTTCTGCCGCTGTCAATCCTGTACTATCACCAGCCCAAGTTTCTAATGATTCTTTTAGCTGTGCAATAATTGACCGTAATCGTGCTACTTTTTGCGGCTCCGTTATTGTTGGCAATTCGCCGTCAGTAACGTTAGGAATAAGCCTTTGTAGTTGGTCAACAGCATCCAAAATAATGTTGTTGTAATTAACAATGATCCTGCGAGCAACACTGTTGCTGTAGCGATTCAAATCAATCGCATTGCGATATAACGACTCCGGCGTGCTCATCGTTAATGCAACCCTATTTCTTCTGGATCGTAAGGACAGATGATTGAAATCTCAGCGCCACCTTCAATCGCTTTTTGCATTAGCTCAGCAAAGCCTTCAATCGTGTCTGCGCCTTCGTCGATCAGCTTTACTTCGTCAACAGTGTCAACGCCATACTCTGATCGCCACAGCATTCGCACAACAGCAAACAACCTGTTCGGCAATTCCTGCTGCACGTAATGGATGCTGTACTTTTCCGATGTGTCCGGTTCCATGACGTCCACGCCGCTGCATTCATCATGCCGCATCTTCTTCAATCAGGCCCAGATGAGCGCGGCGGGGATCGCCCAGATCGCCTGCGTCATGGGCTCCTGCACCGCCGGCGGCGCCTATGTGCCGGCCATGTCCGACGAGACGGTCATCGTGCGCAATCAGGGCACCATCTTCCTGGCCGGCCCGCCGCTGGTGAAGGCCGCCACCGGCGAGGTCATCTCGGCCGAGGAGCTGGGTGGGGCCGAAACCCACGGCCGCCTGTCCGGCGTGGTGGACCATGTGGCCGAGAACGACGAACACGCCCTGCAGATCGTGCGCGACATCGTCGCCAATCTGAACACGGTCAAGCGGGTGGAGCTGGACCTGGCCGAGCCGGTGGCGCCCGCCTTCGATCCGGAAGAGCTCTACGGCATCATCCCCGACGACGTGCGCGCCCCCTATGACGTGCGCGAGGTCATCGCCCGTCTGGTCGATGGCTCCGAGTTCGACGAGTTCAAGGCCCTGTACGGCACCACCCTGGTCTGCGGCTTCGCCCGCATCTGGGGCTATCCGGTCGCCATCCTGGCCAACAACGGCGTGCTGTTCTCGGAGAGCGCGCTGAAGGGGGCGCACTTCATCCAGCTGGCC